ATCTTCATAGTAGCACACCCGACAAAGATTGCAAAAAGTAAAGATACAGGTGAATATGAAGTTCCAACACTTTATAACATCAGCGGATCAGCGCATTTCTTTAATAAAACAGACAACGGAATCTGTATGTGGCGGTCATTTAAAAAAAATGAAGTTACATGCTATATTCAAAAAGTAAGATATTCGTGGCTCGGAAAGGTTGGTAATGTATCTTTTACATACAATGTTGACACAAGACAATACATACAAACAAATTTTTAATTATGACAAAAGACACATTTTATTTCACACATGATTTCAATGCCAGGACCGATGTAAAGATAAAAAAATTGATACAAAAACATGGTCTTTTGGGGTACGGAATTTATTGGGCATTGGTTGAAGATTTGTATAATAATGCGAACGCATTGCCAACGGATTGCGAAGGCATTGCGTTCGATATGCGAACGCATTGCGACATAATTCACAGTGTAATACATGATTTTGACCTGTTTATAATAGGTAAGAAAACATTCAAATCAAACAGCATAGAAAAGCGGTTAAATGAAAGAAAAGATAAATCTATAAAAGCAAGTGAATCAGCGAATAAGAGGTGGAAAAATGCGACCGCATTGCGACCGCAATGCGGTCGCAATGCTATAAAGGAAAGGAAAGGAAAGGAAATAAAAAAGAAAGAGAATGATTTTTTGCCTTCGGCAGTTTCTCAAAAACCAATGGTTTTATAATTCAAATTAATTTCTTATTTTTGATAAACACATTTTTCATTGAAAAATAAAAACGATATAATTTCAGAACTTTATGTGAGCAAAGAAGTAAATGAATTGATTAAGAAAATTAAGCCAGTTGAACTGCAAGATGATCTTAAGCAATATGCATTCACCGTTCTTTGTGAAAAGTCACCTGAATTCATTATCGAACTGAACAGCAAAAAACAATTGAAATTCTTCCTGGTCAAGATTATTTCAAATTCAGTATTCAGCAACAGGTCCGGATTCTTAACACAACACAAACTGAATGATGAACTTAATGTTGATGTGATGGAACAGCAAGTGGATTCGTCAGACAACTACCATGAATTGATTGACAAATGTGTGATTGAATCAAAGAATTTGTATTGGTATAATCAAGAACTGCTGAATCTTTATTCAATACATGGATCATACAGGGCAGTGTCTAACATAACCAAAATACCAGTGAAATCAATTTACAACGCAATCAAGAAAGCAAAACAACAGATAAAAAAATCATTATGGAAATAATCTATGCAGTTGCACTTTCATTTGTTTGGATTAACATTCTGCAAATGCCTTACCGATTCAAAGCAAAACTAAACTTTAAACCTTTAAACTGTCACACCTGTTTGTCCGGTTGGTTAACTTTGTTCCTTACCGGGTTTCATTGGATTGCAATTCCTTACATGTGCCTGGCAATGATCCTTGCAATTATCGTTGACGGTGTAATCAGAAAACTATAACAAATGAAAATTATCGGAATAGTAAACCAACGAGCAGGATCATGTTATCACCGGGTGTACACACCACTCATGAACATGGACCATGACACACACATCACCAACAAACTTACAGCAGAAGCAATTGAAAAGTTTGGTTGTGATTTGTTAGTGTACAACCGTTATGCAAACTTTAATCACGCAAAAGAAATCAATGAACTACGTGTAAAGTATGGTTTCAAGATTGCAATGGACATTGATGATTACTGGCACCTTTCAGACAATCACATCTTAAAACCACATTGGGATGAAAATAAAGTTTCAAACGTAATCATTAACAACATGATTGATGCAGACATTGTCACTTGCACACATGAACGTCTTGCAGATGCAATCAAAGTTTACAATAAAAATGTTTACGTGTTACCGAATGCTATACCAGGCGGATTTGAACAATTCAATCTTAATCCACAAAAGTGCAACAAGATTCAAATTTTGTATCAAGGATCAATCACTCACAAAGATGATGTTAGTTTGCTTAAGAATCCTATGAAACGTGTGGCATCAGATTCACAGCTGCTTAAGAAAATCAAGACAACATTCGGCGGTTATGTTCCGGACATGCCTGAATCAAACATGATGTTGTCTGCATTTACCTGCAGTTTGAAACTTGATCCATTGGTCTTTCCTGGAATGAAACCGACAGAATACTATCAAGTGTATAATCATGCAGACATTTCACTTGTTCCGCTGATTGCAAACAAATTTAATTCGTATAAGTCAAACCTTAAGATTCTTGAATCTGCTTATGCAGGTGTTCCGGTTATTGCATCACGTGTTGATCCTTACCTTGACTTTCCTGATGATTGCGTTCTGTATGTAGATTTTCAATCAGATTGGTATCACCACATCAAGAATTTGAGTAATATTGATTATGCACGTGAAATGTACGGCAGAAGATTGATGGATTATTGCAACGAACATTACAACTTTAAAAAAATTAACGAACAAAGAAAAGCAATTTATGAAACTTCAAAATAGACAATTCTTAGAATTGAACAGGTCACACCATCACACATTGACTGTTGCCGGATTCCTTACAAACCTAACAAATGAAGTAAGGCAAACAATGCTTAACATCATTCGTGAAGAATTCAGTCCTGGTTATCTTTGTTGCCTGCATTGCAGTGCGGATGTTGCACAAATGATTAAATATGTTTATGGTCAATATGATCAGTTATTGCAGCAGGAAGCAGAAGCACCCTTAATTGCACCCTTAATTGCACCCTCAAAACCAAAGCAAAATGAAAAACGAACAAAGAATTCTTAAACTTGCTGATGCACTTGAAAAACAGCAGTTGGACAATTCGTATAAAAATGAGAATATTTGCGAGGAAATGCGAATATCGACTGCAACGTTTCACAGATACAAACAAAAAGCACTCCTTGAGTTACAGAAACGTGCCGAATTTAAACGTTCTTTAATAAATGAGGTAACCACACACGAAATTGAAGAAGGTCTTAGAAACGGCTTAAAATCGGATTTAGAGATAGAACAGCAACTTTGCAAGATTGCATTCGGGGAAATAGATGTCATGGAAACAACATCAACACCGGACGGAATGATTGAATTTAACCGCAAACCAACACCAAACGAAATGATTAATGCTATGAAAGAACTATGGAAGAAACGCGGAACTTATGCACCTGATAAGGTTGAAAGCATGATTTCTTCATACAACATCACACTAAACTTAAATAAATGATAACAGTAACAACAAAATTCAAATATCCTAATTGGGTAAATGAAATGGGTGAAAAAATTGGCGAAAATCGAGACAACACATGCAAACAATTAAATGAAAAGAATCTTAATCAAGTAAGACCTAAAAGTTTCAATGTAGTTGGCGGAATGGGTGAAGTAATATATTTACTTTACTTATTCAAAAATGACATTGAACATGAAGCAAATCTTTTGTTTGGCAATAAACCAATTGTTGAACATGATGTGATTGTTAAAAAAGAATTCTTTATTGATGTAAAGGGAATTCGTGTTGATGGTAAATTTTTTACAGTAAATAAAGAAGCACATGAAAACGATGATAAATACATCACACATTATGTGTTTGTCAAATTACATGCAAACAATGAATGTGACATTTACAGATGTGCAAAGGAAGAAGTCGATGATTGGGAAGAAGTAACAAACACATTACCAAACAAAGGGACATCAACATTTTATTCAAAACCAATATGAACTTCTCACAAAACACATTCAGTTTAGCAAAGGCATTGCACCACATCAACAATGCAAAAATATACTTTGAAGATGTAAAACGTGATTGCACAGCACAAACAAAAGAACTGTTCAATTCATACGTTATAAAATGCGACATTATTATCAAGTCAATAGATCATAAACTTAGTGCAGTGAACAGGGAAATATTAAAGAAAGAACTGGCTGATTCATTCCTGATTGAAGGTATTAATGATAAATTAATATATTTAGATGAAGCACAACGAATACAGGTTGAAAACTTTATTGATAAGTTGTTGCAGGATAAAAACAATTGACGGAATATTGCACCATTAATGCAATAAATTTAATATAATGATGTAATTTTAAAACAAAACAAATGACACTAAAAAAAGCAATTGAAGTATTAAAATCATATCAATCCTGGCGGTTAGGTGAAGAAGATGTTGACATGCAGAAACCATCTGTTGTGACGGAAGCAATCAACACATTGCTTGACTTCACAGATAGTCCTGAATTCTTTGCTGTTGAATCAAAGGAAATGATTGAAATATCAGATGAAGAAATAAAACAAAAAGCATACAGTTTATCTTATAAAGATTTGATCATAAGCATCAAATGTTTTATTAAGGGGTGTGAATGGTATCGTGATCAACTAAAACAAAAGTCATGACCGACAAGATAGTTCAACAAGTAATTGACAAGTTCAACCAAAGAAGCAAAGTAGGTATCAAGAAGTATGGCACAACATTGGAACAGAACAACAATGATGATTACTTTACACACCTGCAGGAAGAACTGATGGACGCAATCCTTTACATTGAGAAACTTAAATCAATAAAATATGCCAATAGATAAGCAATACCATTTCCTTGCAGGATTCTGCATCTACTTAATTGCAGCATTATTCATGCCTGCAATACAAGCAATGATTCCTGTCATAGTAATTGCAACAGGTAAAGAAGTTTGGGATTATGTAAACATGGAAGGCACACCGGACATCAATGATCTACTTTACACAATCTACGGTGCAATGCCTGTATTAATTCTTAAATTATTATTAACATAAAACTATAATATGAAAGTATTAGTTATTTTTTTGGACTACTTAAGACATGACTACACCAAACAATCATTGAAATCAATTGCCGATGCAGGTTATCCATTTGACTTAATTACCATTGATAAGTTTGGAATTGCAGCTGCAACAAATGATGGTTTTGATTTTGCAAAGAAAAACGGATATGATGCCATTGTGTATGCAGCAAATGACATTCAACTTCCAAATGACTGGTTGAAGCACATGGTCCATTATGCAGAAAGAATTCCAAACACTGGAATGTGTGGCATTCATTGTGTTGAAGGTTTGGCAGATCAGATTGAAATGAATGGACTTATGATTCATCCTACATACACTGCATTTGCAAATGTACTTATACCTATGAAGGTAATTAATGACATTGGTTACATGAATGAAAATCATGATCCATACGGAATGCAAGACGGTGATTATGCACTAAGATTGAACAATAGTGGTTACATCAACTACTACATACCTAATCTTAAGCAGGAACACATTGGTCATGATGTTGGCAATGGTACTGAATACAGAAAGATGAAAGATGATGGGTTATCATTGGCAGGTCCTAAGTGGGGTTATTGGGCAAAATACTATGAAGAAAATGGTTACAAAATAAATGACAGGCAAATCTTTAAAACCAAAAAAGCAATATGAAACAAGTAACAGGCAATTTCAATTACAAAAACATTCCGATTCAACAACATGAAAACATCGAAGATGCATTCTATAATCTGATTGCATCTGCAAAACCTTCACAAATACTTGAGATAGGAACTGCATCAGGTGGACTTACTTTGATGATAAGGGACATCTTAGATGATTTATCAATGAACACTACAATCAGAACTTATGATGTTGAAAAGAAACATTATCTAAATGAAAAACATGACATTGAAGTAATCATCAAGAATGTGTTTAATGATCAGTATGATGCATTGATTGACAATGATGTAAAAGATTACATCAATAGACCAGGAACAACCATTGTGTTGTGTGATGGCGGAAATAAGATAAATGAATTTAATATCTTAAGTGAATACTTGAAAGACGGTGACATCATTATGGCACATGATTATTGTTGCAATACAGATGAATTCTTAAAAAACTACAAAGACAAGATTTGGAATTGGTTGGAAATTCAAGATTCTGATATTAGTAAAGCAGTTGACAAATACAATTTAAAACCATACATGGAAGAATTCAAGAATGTTGTTTGGGTTTGTAAAATAAAATAATCATCATGTGGAAAGTTTACCTATTTGAATTCATTGTTGCTGTTGTCATTTCAGTATTGTGGGTGCATCTAATTGATAAATCAAAAGACAACAACGAAGATGAAACAGATTAACTATACAAGACCATTCCTGTATGAATATCAGAAAGCAATCCTGAATTCAGAAGCAAGATTCACAGTTACAGAAGCATCGACAAAGGTCGGTAAAACTGCCAGTCACATCATTTGGTTATTTGAACAAGCACTTACATTAAAAGAAAATCAATCTGTTTGGTGGGTTGCACCTGTTTATTCACAGGCAGAAATTGCGTTCAATAGAATGAAAGCACAGGTTACTGATAAGAACTTCTTTAAAGCGAATGAAACAAAGTTAAAGTTGACACTGCCAACAGGTGCAATCATTCAATTTAAATCTGCAGAAAAACCTGATAATCTTTATGGTGATGACGTTTATGCATGTGTGTTTGATGAATTTACTCGGTCACGTGAAGAAGCATGGTTTGCACTTAGATCAACATTAACAGCAACAAATGGTTGGTGCAAGTTTATCGGTAACGTAAAGGGTAAAAAGAATTGGGGTTATAGAATGGCACAACGTGCAAAGCAAGGTGAACAGAACTTTGAACACTTCAAAATAACTGCATACGATGCAGCACGTGAAGGTCTTTTGACAATGGATGAAATTGAACAGGCGAAACGTGATCTGCCGGAATCAGTATTCAAAGAATTATACCTGGCAGAAGCAGCAGAAGACGGAAGTAATCCATTCGGCATTTCATACATACAACAATGCACTTATCCAATAACATCAGGACCTGCCATCTGTTATGGCATTGACCTTGCAAAGTCAAGTGATTACACTGTGATTATTGGATTAGATAAGAATGGCAGTGTATGTGATTACAGAAGATTTCAAAAAGATTGGCGACAAACTACAATGGAAATACTTGCATTGCCAAATGCACAGATAGCAATTGATTCAACCGGTGTCGGTGATCCAATTGCAGAAGATATTGCAAGGGTTAAAGATGTTGAACTATTCAAGTTTACTTCATCAAGCAAACAGCAGATCATGGAAGGGTTATCACTTGCAATCCAACAAAGGCGAATCACATTCCCGGAAGGGCAAATCAAAGATGAACTTGAACAATTTGAATTTGAGTACACACGAACCGGTGTTCGTTATTCTGCACCTGTAGGTTTGCATGATGACTGTGTTTGTGCATTAGCACTGGCATGGCATAAGTTCAGGACATCTGCAGGCATGTCCGGTCACTATGCAATAATTTAAGAAACAAATCCGCATTTATGATATTTATTAATAGATTAAGAATTCCAAAGTGGGATAAGATAACCGTTGAAATGTATCAGTACATAAACGAAATCAACGAATCTGAAATGGACAAGATTGATAAGGTGTTGTTTTCAATGGCATTCTTAGTTGGTAAAAGTGAGCAGGAATTTGACAAAATTAACAAGTACAAATTTGCACAACTGCAAAGGCAGTTTAAGCAAAGATTTGAACAACTGAATATGCAAGGCAAAGAAAGGGAAAGAATTAAAGGTTTGAATTTCAACTTTGATATTCGTAAAGTAACACTTGGACAGTTCATTGAAGTGCAACATTTTTACAAAAACAATTACCTGAATAACCTTCATTTAATTGCTGCATCATTTTCAACGTGTGACAAGTTATCACATGTTGAACGTGCTGATAAAATACTTAAGATGCCATTGTTGCCAGTTCTGTATAATGTCACAAAGTTTCTTGAAGTGATTAAAAAACTAAGTGATGAATACAGCGGTTTGTTTGGGATTGAAGATATGGAACAAGAAGATTTGAAACCATTATCAAACGGATTTAATGAACAGTATGGTTGGATTTATTCAGCAAAGAAGGTAGCAGAATTTGAAGGCATTAAACTTGATGAAGCATACGATTTACCAATAATACAAGCATTCAATGACTTGTCTTATTTGAAAGCACATCAGGAATATGAAGCAGAAATAAACAAAAGAAATATCAATGCAATCAATTAGCATGACCAGGCGGCAATTAGATGTTATAAATAATAAGGTTATTGATTTAAACAGCGACCTGGCATCTAATTACACAACGTTTCAAGGCAAAGCATTGGAAACAGCATTGTACAACATAGCAGTTGAATTCATCAATTCTGCAGTTGATAATCTTGCAGCTGCTGATCGTGTATCAACAGGTGGACTTGCAGAATCAATAAAGCCGTCTGAAATAATGGTGATGGGTAAAAAGATGACAATTGAAATTAGTGTTCTTGATTATTACAAGTTTATTGACAAGGGTGTCAAGGGTTGGCAATCAGGTAATCCATCGGATTCACCTTATTCGTTTAAAGCACCTGCAGGTAAAAGCGGAAAGAAGTCATCTGAAATGGTGACTGCAATAAGGAAATGGTTGATTAAAGAAGGGTTGAAAGCAAAGGCAACAAGTAAGAATCCAAAGAACGCAATAAGTGCAAGAGAATCAAGAAGGCAGAAGATAACAGATACAGCGACATCAACTGCAATAATGATTGCAGGGATTGTAAGAAAGCAAGGTTTAAAGAAAACAAACTTTTGGACCGATGCAGAAGCAACTGCAGCAAAGTTTGCAGAAAAGGAATTTGAAACAGCATTAACAATATCAGTAATAAACAGTTTATAAAATGGCATTAGTAATATCGAATTTCCCTGTTGATTATTCATCTGCAAATGATGATCTTGTTTGCACGTGTCTTGAATCATCATTGTACAGTCAAACAAACTTTAAATACATTTGTGACATTTACATCGGGGGTGTAAAGGTTGCACAATTGAAATCATTTCCGAATCCTGTTTCATTTTATGGTGTGTTCAACATTGGTAACGTTGTACGTAATTATGTACAATCAAATTTGACTTATTTGCCATTGGTTGCAGGAATACGTGTTGACGTATTTTCAAATCATACAAGATTAGTTGAATGTAAATTTGGGTATGAATATGGTGTAAATGTTGCACAATTCTTGAACATTGAAACAAGGTCAAAAAGTTATTCAAATTCGTACAATAAAAGAAGGGTGTTTAATATCACAACAACACCCACAATGTCAAATAAATTGAATTTATTTGCAACGAACAGACCAACATCAAGAACAAACATATTTCTTCCAGGATCAGGTGTTCCTGCAGCACCGGTCCTGATTCCATTTTATTCAAAAACAGTTTATCCATCTTCACCGCAAAATCTTGTTTTTAGAATTAACAGATACAGCAAAGATGGAACATACACATTATCATCAACCATCACATCTACAAATGCAAGGATTGACAACACAATGACGCAATACGATGTTTCACCATTGTCATTAAATACAGCACTTGGATCAACATTCATTGATGACAACACTTTGTATTATAATGTTTTTGCAACAATTGAAGTTTCATCGGGTGTGTTTGAAACACCAACAACACCAAACATTTACCCTTATTGTGAATCTAAATATGAAGTGTTTACACTTGTTTGGTTAAATCAATATGGTGGGTATGATTCATACCATTTTTCAAAGAAATCAAAAAGGTCTTATGCATCTGAAAAGAAATCATTTGAAAGAATTCCATACAATGTAAATCCGGCAAATGGTGTGATGAACTATGTGCAAATGTCGGGATCAACATCATCAAAGGTGTTTGTTGAAAATCAAATTGTGTATGACAGCAAGTTCAAAGAATCAATGTCATTAAATACAGACATTATTGATGAAGCAACTTATGACTGGTTATCTGAATTGATTATCAGTCCATGTGTATTTCTTTATTCAAATGATTCATTTGTTCCTATAATGATAAAAGAAACAAATTATGAATTCAAGAAAAGAGTAAATGACAAGGTGTTTAATCTTGCTATCAATATAGATTTACAACAACAAATGAACACACAATATAGATAAACATGATAACAGAATTATTTGTTGAAAATTATCAGGTTGACATTACATCGGACGTTGATGCAATGATCAGTTATGCCATTGATGACATCAAAGATTTTAGCGCAAGAAATACATCATTCAGCAAGACCATTGTAATACCAGGGACGGCAAACAACAACAAGATATTTGGCAATGTGTTTGATCCTAATCAATCAAACTTTAGTGATCCTAATCAACCGAATATCAACTACAACTTTGATATTTCACGTTCTGCATCATGCATATTGTTTCAGGGAAATATGCAGGTGTTTAAAGGCATTATCAGAATACTGCAGATTGTAATTGACAAAGATAATATCCAATATGAATGTTCACTATTTGGTGAACTTGGCGGATTGATTCTTGCACTTGGAACAAAGAAACTTGAAGAACTTGATTTCAGTTTGTATGACATTGCTTATAATATCAATTCAATTACAAACACATGGAATCCGGGGTTTCAAAATTATTATATTGTTTCAGGACAATTCAATGTTGATTTTGTGAACTTTACATTGATATTATTTGGTCAAGACATTACACCATATTTGGCTGTTGGTGATGTAAACAATATCAATTCAACTGATGTTCCAACAAACAATGGAAATTACACAATAGCATCATTTTCAACAAATGGAATAGATACAACAATTGTTTACACATCACCATTTGCAACATGGGTAAATGGATCAGCAACAATAAGTGTAAAAGACAAACCAGGTCTTGGACCGTTATTTCCTTTGATTGATTACGGAACATATTCTGCAGATAAAATAAATTGGGATTATCAAACATTCAGACCTGCATTGTTTGTGTATGAATACATCAGAAAAATATTTCAAGGATTATCATACAAGTATGATGCACCATTCTTTGAACAGGCATTCTTCAAAACATTGATAATTCCACACAATCAAAAAGTTCTTTCAGGAACAAAGACAAATATATTTTCAGGTAACAATTCAAGATTCACTTCATTTAATGCACCAAATGGAACAACAACATTTGGTTATAGGGTAGCATATTCATCAACAACTGTTACAACATCGGACAATATTATTTTCACATACAACGGAACAGGATCAAGATTTGTAATAAATTTTAATGCACGATACAGTATTGCAACTCCTTCAGGTAATGTGAGTACACATAGATTTCGTATAAAGTTATTTAGACGTGTAAGCGGTGTTGATACATTAATTTATCAAACACCACAAGTACAATATGGATCAAGTATTGGATCAGAATCATTTCCATTTATTTTTACTACTGAATTTGATTTGGGAACATCACAACAATTTTGGTTTGGATTAGAAATTCAACAATCAACAGGTGGATCAGTTCAATCAAATTTTCAATCAGTAGGAACACCATCAATACAAATTGAATCATTAACACCGATTGTTCAACCATTGGTTGAAGGTGATACAATCACAATGAATGACACCATTCCAAAAAACATAATGCAGAAAGATTTCTTGTCATCAATTATGAAGATGTTTAATCTTTATTTGTATGAAGATACAACATTGCAAAAGATGATTAAAATGACACCTTATGTTAGTTTTTATGACACGAATGTAAACAATGCACTTGATTGGACAAACAAAATGGATGTAGGCAAACCATTGGTATTGAAACCAATGTCTGAACTAAATGCAAGATATTATCTGTTTAAATATAAAGAAGATTCTGATTACTACAACGAGCAGTACAAGAAACGATTCAATCTTACTTATGGCACAAACAAGTTTGACACAGGATTTGAATTTGCAAAAGAAGAAACTTCTGTTGATCTGATATTTTCTTCAACACCGCTTGTTGGTTATGATGTAGGCGGAAAAGTTTATCCAACAATATTTAAAAGAACAGGTGATGTTGTTGGAACAGGTGAAGAAACAATGGATCATAACATCAGGATTATGCAGTCAAAATTGATTACAGGTGTTACATCTTATGACATCACAAAAACTGTATCAAGTACAACAACAGTTCTTGCAACAAAAACTATATATTTTTATGCTGGTCATTTCAATGATCCATACACACCAACGATTGACATCAATTATGCAATCCCTTCATTATTGTATTATCAACCAACAAACATTGGCAGTATAGATGTGAATTTGTTTACACTGTATTGGATTCAATACATGTATGAAATCATTGACCAGGATTCAAGATTGTTAAGTGCAAATTTCAGATTGAATGAACAGGACATCAATCAACTTGATTTCAGCAAACTGATTTACATTCAAGGGGTGTTGTATAGATTGAATAAAATTATTGATTACAATGCCACACAACGTGATACATGTAAGGTTGAATTATTAAAAGTAATAAACAAAATTTATTAGATATGGCACAGGTTGAAATAGGCGCAAAAGTCACCGTTGATTCAGGGAATGCAGCATCAAAAGTTTTGGAATTGCAGCAATCAGTTAAGAAACTGAATGAAGAATTTAAGTCGACAAAGGACGGAACAGAAGAACAGAAACAAGCATTCTTGAATCTTCAACAGGCACAGAATGAATTGAAGAAAGCAAACAAAGAACTTGGAACATCTTTGAATGAAACATCAGACGGTGCAAAACAAAGCAGTGGAAGTTTTAGTAATTTAAAAGATCAGATTGGAACAATTTCACCTGCTGCCGGGGGTGCTGCAGAAGGTGCTGGTAAATTCAATGCAGCATTAAATATATTAAGAGCAAATCCAATTATTGCAGTTATTGCGGTTCTTACTGCATTGATTGTTGCATTGGTTAATAAGTTCAAAGATATGGATGCAGCATCGGATAAAATGTCTGATGCAATGGGTGAATTAAGTTCAATCTTTGACATGTTCATGAATGCAATACTTACACCATTGATTGATGGGTTTGTTGCGTTAATTGGATTTATAGTTCAAGCAGCTGAATTCATGGCTGATAAATTGGGTGTTAGTTCAAAGGCAACATCACAAAGATTAGGTGAATTAACAAAGGCAAATCGTGAACTTGATGAATCACAGAAAGCACAGGCGGAATCACTTGCAGCATCAAACAGAAAACTTCAAGAAGCAAGGGAAATTGCAGGTGATGCAAATGTTCCAATTAAAGAAAGAATAAAAGCACTTAAAGAAGCAGCCAAAATTGAGAAAGAAGAACTGGATAAGGTAGTAGAATTTAACAGGCAGAAACTTGCAGTTCAACTTGAACAATTTGCCACAGAAATGGGTGCAAGGGACAAAGTAATTGGTAAGATCAAAGAAGGGACCATTGAATCTTTGAAGGCAGCAAAGGCAGAATTGTTGTCACAGAAAAATGTGAATGAAGACAAAGTTCAAGAATTATCAAAGTATATTATTGCAGCAGAAGATGCAGCAGCACAATCTGCAAAAATAGGAAAGAAAACTTCATCACAGATTGCATCACTTGAACGTGAAGATGCATCAAAAAGGGCAGAAATAGCAAAAGCAGCAGAAGATAAAAGAAGACAGAAGAATGAAAATGATGCTGCTTATACATTAAGAATAGAGAAATTAAAGCAAGCGGAAATTCTTGCAGGAATCACTAATCAATACGAGAAAGAAAGAAAGATTGCAGAATTCAAATTGAAAGATGACATCAGGATTGCAGAAGAAGATTTGAAGAACAAGAAGATTACAAACAAACAAAAGATTGCACTGGTTGAACAATTAAAGAAAGATGAAGTTGCAAAAATAAATGAAATTAATGCAAAGCAGGAAGCGGACAATAAAAAGAAAGAAGACGAAGCAAAAAAGAAAGCAGAAGAAGATAAAAAAATTGAAGAAGCAAAAAAGAAAAAAGAAGAAGAAGATAAAATTAAGAAAGACAAAGATGATGCAAAAACTAAACTTGATTTATTAAAGACACAGGCAGATGATGAAAAGTTAAAGGCAAATGAGAAACGTGCATTGCTTGAACAGCAAAGAGCATTGAATAAAGAATATTATGACAAGGGGTTAATTGACCAGGCAACATTTTTAAAGAACAGTCAAGACATAGATAAGGCGGACACTGAAATTAAGAAATCAGAAAATGAAGCAAAGAAGCAATTGCTTGATTCTTACCTGGGTGCATTGGACGGTGTTGCAAATGTTATTGGAAAACAGACAACAGCAGGCAAAGCAATTTCGGTTGCAACAGCATTAATCAGCACTTATGAAGGTATTGCGAAGGGTGTGAAACTTGGTTATCCTGCTGCTATTCCTGCAGTAATTTCTGCAGCAACAACGGGATTTGCAGCTGTTAAAAATATTCTTGCAGTTAAAGTTCCGAATGGTGGCGGTGGCGGTGGAACAGCACCTGCAGGTGTAACACCGAATTTAGGATCAGCACCATTGGTTCCACGTGAACAGACAACAACAACATCACTTACCGGTCAAACACTTGCATCAATGAATGCAACGGCAGCACGTGCTTATGTTGTTGAATCGGACATCACAAATGGTCAACAAAGAATGCAAAGAATTAACCGTGCTGCAAGGTTAGCATAAATGACACAAAACAAATTTTAAAATATTTATTTAATATGGAAAACAAAATCCCTACATACTTACTGATTATAGATGAAGAACTTTCATCAGAACTACAAGTGGACGCGGTGGCAATGGTTGATGCGCCTGCCATAGAACGTAATTTCCTGCAGTTCAGAAGTGAATTTGTGAATCCGAATTCAGGTGAAAAGAAAGATGAATTCATTCCACGTTGCATCAGTTATGTTGTAAATGAAGGGAAAGACACTGATCAAGCCGTTGCAATTTGTAACGGTTTATGGGAACAACACTTTGCAGAAGAAACTTACAATGACTATCCAAAGGAAGCAAGTGAAAATGCAAAGGTTGCATTAAGATGGGCAGAAGAAAATGGGTGGGGTGAATGTGGAACACCAGTCGGCAAAGCAAGGGCGAATCAATTGGCAAATGGTGAATCAATAAGTCGTGATACCATTGCAAGAATGTCGGCATTTGAAAGACAAAGACAAAATTCAAATAAAGAATTGGGTGATGGTTGCGGACGTTTGATGTGGTTGGCTTGGGGTGGTGATGCCGGAGTTGAATGGGCAACAAAGAAACTTCAACAGATTGACAAAGAAAAGTTATCTGCAAAATTATCCTTTTCAGTTAATGAAGACAAGCAAGAAATCTTCGGTCCAGCAATGCTGGCAGATGTCGCAATTTACCGCAACGATTTGCAGTTAGGCGAATATAATGTTGTGTTTGACAAAGCAACAATTTACAAGATTGCACAAAAGTTTTTCGAGAAAGATTTCAATAAGAATTTCAACCTGATGCATGATCCTAATCAGAAGTGTAAAGGTGTTTATGCATTTCAATCTTACATCGTAGATTCTACAGAAGGAAGACCAGCACCAAAAGGTTATGAAGATGCAAAGGACGGATCATGGTTTCTTGGGGTTAAAGTTAACAATGCAGAAGTGTGGGCAAAGATTAAATCAGGTGAAATAAAAGGATTCAGTGTTGAAGGGGTGTTTGAGTACAAGAAACAAGAACTTACAGCAGATGAAAATATAAAGTGTTCAAATTGCAATCATAGTTGGAACACATCTGATTCAAAAGAAGCGGACAAATATGTTTGTCACAATTGTGGATTTGACAATTCTGCAGAACAATTATACAATCAAATTAAGAAGTTATTGCAAGAAGTTGATTCTTAAATGACACACAGAAAACAATTTGTTATTTATTATTGAAATCTAAAAAGATTATACATGAATTATCAAGAAACAATAAACAAGATAAAGGCATTATTTGAAATCGGAATGCCTGCTGCAAATCCTGATGTTAGCGGTTTAACTGATTACATCTTACAAGATGGAACAAAAGTAAGCATCAACAAATTAGAAGTTGGCGGATTAGTTACAATCAACGGAACACCGGCACCTGATGGTGAACATAAAGTTCAAGACGGAACAATTGTAAAAACAAAAGAAGGGGTTATTCAAGAAATTACTTCACCTGCAGAAGAAGTTGAAGGTGGAAATGTAAATTCAGATTTAGGCAAAGACATGGAAGAAAAAACTATCAGCACAGATATGACAAAGAAGATGGAAGATATGGCGGTTGAAATGGCTGAAGTGAAAACAAAGTGTGCATCTTATGAAAGCAAAATGGCTGAAACAGAAGCGGAAATGAAGAAGCAAAAAGAAGCGATCACAATGCTTACACAGATGATTGAAAAGATGGCAACAATGCCAGTTGAAAAACCTGCAGCAATGGCAACGAATCAATTCACAACACAAAAAAGTGAAGACAAAGAAGAAAGATTTCAACAAATGGTTGAAGCAATGAAAAAATTAAAAACCAATTAAAAAACCGAAATAAATTATTAACCTAATAAATTTTAAACAATGGGATTTAACGTAGGATCATTAACCGATTATACCATACAAAACGAAAAATTGTTGGTAACAAAATCTTTATTTGACGCAAAAACACAAAAGATCATTCAAGCATCTGGAAATGTAATGTCATCAGTAAAGTCAGCAGAAACAATCAATGTATTAGATACTGATGCTGTATTCCAAACAGGTGGAACATGTGGATTCTTATCAAGTGGATCAAGCACATTCACACAAAGAAGTTTGACTGTAGGAAAGTTCAAAGTACATGAGTCATTATGTCCTAAGACATTAGAAACGAAGTACACCCAATTGGCTTTATTACCGGGCAGTATAAACGAAGGTATTCCATTTGAACAACAGTACACTGGAATGAAAGCACAGGTTATTGCTGAGCAATTAGAAACTGCTTTATGGCAAGGTGATACAACATCAGGCAACGTAAACTTAAACAAGTTTGACGGTTTGATTAAGTTGATTGATACTGCAGCAGTTGCAGCAAATGGTAATCCAACAGGTATTACAGTTGCAACAGGAATCACAGTTTCAAATGCATTCACAATTGTAAAAGGAATCAAGAACGCAATTCCTGCAAGAGTAAAAGGAAAATCAGATGTAAGATTGTATTGCGGTTGGGAAGTGTTTGATGTTATTGTTGATGCGTATGTAAATGCAAACTTGTTCAACTATGGTGCATCACAATTGAATTATGAGAATGGTGAATTCACAATTCCAGGTACAGCATACAAGTTGAGTGCAATTCATGGTCTTGATGGAACAAACAGATTGTTCGCAATGAGAGATTCAAACCTTTACATGGGTTGTGACATCTTAGGTGAAGAAGATAAGTGGGAAATTTTCTATGCAAAAGA